CTCAAGACAATCCGCAGCAACGGAAAACACTAAGGAGCGCACACGATCTGGGGCTCTGCTTCGGGTCCACACAATTCGCTTATTGATGCTATCCCATGACAAAGGTGCATACACCTTAAGCGGTCCTGGGACCCAAAGTCGTTTCAAAAATTCAGCATCTTCAAGTCTCTGATATATGTGCACCTCATCACTTTTGTCTGTGTTTGTGTAGGTCATGCGAAACTTACCCATTGTAACGGCAACCGATTGAAAATTGTATCTTGGCTCATCACGAACTGCAGCATTGTTGTCATCTCCATACACAATCAACGCCACATGCGAGCGGAAATCACTAATTGGTCGTTGAGTAACAATTTTCCACACCACCCTCATGTATATCTGATTCAAGATGGAGCTTAACTCGGCAGTTAATGGCACACCTGACATGACCCATCCAACGACTTGCAGCCATGTACCATCGAACGCCAAAAACGATTGGCCCAGACTCTCAACAAGCGTCCGTGCCGCCAGCTTATCGACGTCCGAATAAAGCGAGCTTTCATCTATGAGATCTAACAACACTTGCATAGCACACCGGACAGCATCTGCATTGTGGGACATATCAAATGAGCTGTAATCCCCCGCGATCACCGTTTCGGTGGAGTAAGACGCCAAATATGAGTAAATATCGGACCAGTCTTTCCCAAATGCATTCGTGCCAATAGCAATTTCTGCATGAATAGGGTTTGCTTTGAGCGCTTGTAAAACTGGACAAAAATACTTCCGAACTGCCATAATCACGTTCATGGATGCAGCGTAGAAGGTCCGTGGGACTTTCCCAAGTCTCAGTGCCTCGTCCTTCTTTGTGGCGAAAAACAAGCAAGCAACGGGGATCCCACGTTCCAAACAAGCTATCATCTCATCAAATGATTGCTGTTGAACAGGTGTTAGGCCGACGAACACCTGCTCGCCGTTACTATCAGTCTCAAATACCATAAACTGCGATTTTGGCCCAAAATGTGGACACCCAGCGGAAGTGTTTTGCTCCATGTGGTCAATGTGATCCTCACCCTCTATACCACAAACGATTTGGTTTAATGTCAATGGAGGGTATATCACTTTACATTGCTCTCGAATTTCTGCTGATCTAATCTCTGATGCCTCGAGAAGCAATCCCAAAGGGAAAGTAGACACCCCTTCCACCATCTTATTCCGAGTCTTGGTATAATCAGTCCAATTCCCAGCTAGTGCCGCGGGCCCAAAAGTAGTCAACGTCGGGTTGTCAACAAACATATGCGCAACTTCACTTAATCGCGTATTCGACTTTGCTTTTGTGCGACGCTCGCAATTCGCGAGAGGTACATGGACACACTTCTCCATATACCGAACGTGCGCCTTTGGATGAATACCTCTCGTGGAGATAACAACGTTCTCTACGCTCGTGGGCAATTCCGCATAGGCGTCAAAGTCTGAACGTAGAGTATCCCGTAACATTTGGACACACTCAGTTATCAAGTTATTAGTAACAACTTGAAAGAACCCGACACTTCCCTGGTTTGATGCCAAGGATATACCCATCGGAGCATTTCGCTCATAATCTAGGACAACACTTCCGCTTGTACCAACATCCACACTAGATCCATCTACAGTTCGGTACATTGTTCCGATAAAATCGGCTCTGTCGGTTCTCACACGTTGTGATTTAACTAACCTAATTTCGCGACGCTCACCGCCTGAGAACAAAAAGGCTGGTCTATCACCAACTATGAAGTTCTCCGGAAAGTAGTTTGCCAGGTTCTTTGCAGTCCCTAAATTGCGAGATATAATGAGCACTAAATCACCGTCCAATTGCCGCAAAGATACGTCGTCAAGGATGACCTGGGCTTCAACAATAGCCCCTTGCTGCTCTCTAATAACGTGTAAACACTGTCCAATTGAGACTGCGTGTTTTGGTACCAACATGGCGAATGACTGTATCATCAAACCCTCAAAGCGCTCAATACGATTCTCCGTCCTAATTTCGGCTCTCCGCCTATTCTGATCGACTTTTGAGAGTGTGTTAGCAGTGTCTGCACCTTGAACACTCGCGCCATGGTGAACTGATCCTGGGTTCGTCTTCGACCAATAGGCGGTGCTTTTCTTGGCACTCCTTAGTGTACGCCAGGCCACTAACACCATACCAATCAAACCAATAGCAAGACAACCCTTCCTCACCACTTTACCCGGGTTCGGTACAATGCGATGGTATAACCGTCTATGTGTACAATAAGTTACAAATTCCAGGTACTTTCTAGCCAAGAGCCATCGCCTCTTTACTCGGCCCACTAGTGATTCTGTGCAACCGTAATAAAACCACGCAGTACCACTGATACCAACCACTGCGAAAAAGAGGAAAAGATACTGGAACACATAGACGCACCAGGGGTGAAAGGCCATGCAACCCATAAGCAAATTACTCAAAGCGGCAGAGCATGGATCACGTACCTTAGTCCAAGCCATATGCGTGCGGTTTAAAACAGCAGAGCATGGATCACGCACTTTGCTCGCTATTTGGCCAAGCGTCAGGGAAGTACTTGCCAATGCTGCTGAATCTTCACAACGACACACATTTGGGCACACACTGGCCAGTTGCCCACGCGGACAGTACTTAGAGTTTTGGGAGACACTTTCCATAAAACGCCGCTGCTGCTCTACATGGGCGTCATAATCCTTTAGAATGAATCTCATGAACCCTGCGAAATCAAATTCCTCCACCAATACCCATGTGAAACCATCTGTATCCCGGGTGACTCCATCACCTAACGGGTTGCGCACTGGTTTATACACCTCAATCCGCCAGTTTGCGGGATCCACCGCTCCGTTGGGCTCACCTACCAGGGTGGGTACAATTCTGAGGTGCAAGCGCCGCGCGACTGAGAAAGGAGAATTAGTCAATTGATTGACCATAAGGTCGCGTGTGTTGGATGAGACTAAAACTAATTCTGCGGCATATGGGACACACCCTTTCGACTCCACATCAGCTTGATCAGTGAAGGCGGTGTTATTATTGACAGCGCCAATCAAGAAATTCAATGGACTAGAGTCACCTTGTCCGGTGTTTTTACTATTGCACATGTCTTCAAACATCATCACTTTTTGGCTTTGATAGCCCGACAGCCACTTGGTCGCGCTACAATTGTGCACAAACGTCTCTTGCGCCAAAATATCCTCAATTTCTTCAGGCGAGAGGCCTCGCGTCCCGAGGAAATTGCTGTGCCCTTCAATAGCTCTAATGAGAAGGTTGCATAGTGCGGATTTCCCTTGCCCTGCGGGGCCCGAAAAGAACAAACAATAGGGCTGCGCTTTTGGTTTAGTGGAAGTAATTAGCACTCGTAACTTTTCGCTGTACTCCACCAAATTCCTATGGTACATCCCTGCAAATGCTTTATTCCTTCCCGCATTCAGTTCGCCAACAAAATAAGTGGCCAACGAATCAACTTCGGTTCTCACCTTATTAAGCGAGCGTACCCCATCTGCGTTCAAACGTGGATGCCCACTCGATGACAAAAGCTCTGCGGCACGCGACATATTCCGCATCATACGTGTATCGTAACCACAAAACAATGTTTGCCAGCGAGAGCCCTCACCAAAAAATAGTGCGAACAACCATTGAGTGAAATCTAACAACATGGTCACTGCATCCATGCCTTTAGAACCACCGACAAAAGAGTCCCACAAATCAGACAGCCGAGTAGAATCGACTTTCAATTTCGCAGCGCGCGCGACCGCAGCGCCAACCACGATACCTAAAACGCGCAAAAGTCTTTTAACGTGGGGATTTTGTAACAGTTGTGATCCGGTCTCCAACAAATCCGTAACAAAACTTGATGACACAATCTCCTCGCTACCGACACTCAATATATCAGGCACTAAGTTTCCAAAAAGCCGGAAAAGCTCATCGGAAAACATTCCAGTTAGCAGCTCGCAATAACTTGCAAGTGTTCGGTGTTCTGCTGAGAACTTTTTACTGGCGCGCAAAAATATTAGAACCTTGCACAACATAGAGACAACGCTCTTCATGTCCACATTTTTAAGGGACCATGCTGCATCTGTAAAACATCCACGCATAAAGGACAATAATGAGGCAAAATCATCAGTTTCATCTTTGCCAGGTGGATCACGATCCTCACGCGGGTCTAAATCGCCACTAACTGGATGGAATCGGGTGCCGCGAATATTTTCGCGGGCATGTTCCATCTCGCGCGATTCTAAATCGCCATCAACTGGGTGAAATCGACTACCACTCACTTTCTTGCGGGCGTGTTCCATCTCGCGTGAATCCAAATCACCATCAACTGGGTGGAATCGACTGCCACTTATTTTCTCGCAGGCACGATCCAATTCTGCATTCCAACGATCACGACGCTCCTTTCTAATAGCCGAATTCAGGAAACCTTTCTTGATACCAGAAAGAAATGAACCTTCGTCAGGGCCAGAAACATCAACAAGTCCAGGAAGATCGTCATCATCTGTATCACCATCAGTTTTTGTTTCACCATCCTTAGGTGGGCCACCATTGTCATCAACCTCAGAAGTGGACTTAAGTGTCTCGCCTTTTCTCCGGTCGTACTTTCCCAATTTTCCAACTTTGGGACGGGCAGCAGGCCATTGATGTTTGCGGCGGACTTGTTTTGAATTGGGAACAAGTTCCTCTAATTTGAGTTCAAAAAACTCTTTTGCATGTTCTTTTGCCTGCTTGACGCAAGCAATAAAATCTTCACCTCTCGCTGGGGTCGTAACGCAGCCCTGCGGGTGTAAACCTCCACCAGAGGGAGTTTTGAGTTCTCCAACTTTGCGTTTGGAATCCATAGGTGCCTTACGCGGGGTGGGCCAAAGACCCTGAAGTCCAGAGTTATATGTTGGAGATGGACAGCTCCTTTCCTCACTTGTTTTTAACGACTGTATGGAGGGACACAGGTCGTGATACCGCTTCTTTCGGCACGGCTTACAACAACCAGGCTGGCTTTTTATTAACCCCGCCAACTGGGATTGGTTTGACATTTTCCTCTCTCCTACTAAGCAGGGGCTGGTGAAGCCCCGCGATAGATAAGAGGAGTGCAAATGAAAAACAATAAGTTAAAGTCCTCCCCAATGCTCACGAAGTCGAGCAATGGGAAATGACTAGCTATAGCAGGCGCATACACGGAGACATTAAGCGACGGAGCGCGACTTGAAATGTTCTTCACTGTTTCTGGCACAACTGTCTCTGTGCCAAGATTTCTAGTGTGCACGTATTTACGACTTGTGTAGTACGGCACTTCCACCTCGAGTACAGGTTGATTAGTACTCGGGGTTAATGCTGTACCAGACAAACCGCGCCAAGGATTATCTTGAATTCCCTCCGCCGCATAATACGCAAAAGTCACTCCATTTCCCATGTCGTAGACATCGTGACTATAAATCGCTCCACGAGGGCCACTATCTCCCAAGCTCACTGCCAACACACTAGAGCGATTGGGGCTCATATGAACAAATTTGTGACGAATCCCTCCGCGATAGCCCAGAAAGCATGGAGCCAAGTGATTGAGCAAGGTGTGGCACGCATAATTATACGTATCTCTTGCACCAGCCACGGCTCCCCGATATGGCGGGAAACTAGATATTGTGAACCTGTTGAGCGAATTTCCACCAGTGACAATTTCTGGGGAGAGTCCACAACTGAGATTGTACCTCTTAAGCAGTGTTCTGAAACTCACCACTGTTTCTCCAAATACAACCTCATCAACACGACTATCTACATTCCCCTCAGTTATGGGAGCGTCTGCAATGACCAGGGTAGGGTCGACGCCACTTTCCGTAATAATCTCAGACGTGGACACAAACCGGTTCTCCATTATTTTTTCTGCACAAGGCATAGCAACACGAAAATCCTCTCCCGCACTAACGTACACATTCACATACACCACATTAGTAGCGGAGCTTTGGATTGTGGACAACTC